GTATTTTTCTTCGATTATATCTTGCAAACAAACTTGCAGAAACTCCACTGCCTTTTGAATGTCTTTTTCTTTCATTAGAATGTCAATAATGCCACCATACACATCTTTTACAATCGGGGCATTGTCGCGACGTTTTAATACAATACCCATACTTTTCCGTTGTCCTTTATTCGGATCTAACTCATAAAGCATACCTACATACCGTTTTTTCGACAAGAGACAGAATGGCATGAATGTCTTTTCATACTCCAAATCATGGGGTTTTTTCAAAAACTTGGTGGCCATTTCACCGGCCTCTTGCGCTAATTCAATAGTAATCTCTAATGCTTTTTGTCCTCTAATATCTTCTCCATCAAGCGTCTTTAAATTAAATGTAAAGAATACTGAATCCGTATCACCATATACATATTCTGCATTAGAATGCACCTTGCCGTATTTTTTCGTATCTACAATTAAATCACCATATGTTTCTTCGATAACTCGCTTCCCATATGTCAATAATTTACGACCAATTGCTGTACAGGATGCAGCAACATCTTTTTCATAGAATGTACTTGTTTTTGCGCCACATTGTCCATATAAGGAATTGGCAGTCAACTTATAACTTAATTGTCGTTTGTCAAGAATATTTTTCATAAACTCATCATTCTGCTGCGGGATTAATTTTCTCGTTGCTTTTCTAGACGCCAATAACTCTTCCAAAATAGACGGCATAATCGCCTTGCCTTCTTTAAATTGAGCGAATCGACAGGTTTTTGTCCCGCTATGAACCTTTTCCGACTTCCCTCGCGAATTTTTTATCCACTTAAAAGAATCGTGTGTAACATCTACATATTCATATTCTGATAAATTATCATATATAAAGTCACCATCACCGTTCTTTTCACCTGTTTCATTTATTTGATTTCCATTCAAGTCGTATTCCTTTGTCCACACTTTGCTATCGTGTGATAGATTTTCGCTAATCATAGAAGACGGATATAGAGAACTATAATCTACACAAGCAACGGGATTGTCCAAATACAAATCGCATTTTGGATCTAGTACAATGGCCCCTTCATAACCATCGTCAAACATAGGTTTTTCTAACACTGGCATCAGTGTCTTCTTCTCTCGACACTTTTTGGCAATATAACTTGTCAATTTAATACCTTGTCCACGCATGACTAGAAAGTTAATAGGCACACTGCAAATCTTTGCCATCTCTACATATCCCGTCATTACATCGATCTTGTTCATCAAATGATGAACCAGATTACAATCCTGAATACAATATTTCGCAATGATGGCTCTTTCATTCGGACCCTCATTGGTCATTCTGAAAATATCTTGAGGTGTTACATCGTCTTTTGCTAATCCCCATTTCACGCGCTTCGACATATTCGGACTTTCAACACCTTCTATTTCAAAAGTTCCTTCTTCTTTATTTACATTAAATACCTTGGATTTTTGACCGTCTTTGTAGTAATCTGTAGAATGACTAGTTTCTTCAAAATTGATAAAACTACCGTTTTCCAATCCCATGAGATTCTTGCTGAATACCTTTGTGGAATTATTGCTGTGTTCTATTTTCTTTACATCGTCTCCAATGAAATAACCAGACACATAATCCAGTTTATACGATGTTAGATTATAATCACGACGAAAGTAGTTGTATAAATCTACTTGCAATCGACCATTCATTTTAATGAATCTCAAATCATGTTCACCACTAGCAATGACAATTTTACTTTCTTCAATGTTTATCTTACCTGTTTCATCATTCTTTGTTCCACAGACTTCATCTATATTACGAGACAGTTTCAGAAACTCCTCCTCGCAATCATTTTCACGAGCACGAATATGCATAAATTGATAATCAAAACCAAATATATTATAACCTATAATAATATCTGGATCCTCTTTCACTATCAGATTTTTCCAAGCAAGTAAGAGATCCCGCTCTGTCTTATAAGATACTATTTCACTATTTTCTATCTCCTTTACATCACTACACGTATCCAATACTACACAATTGTTCAAATAAGGTTTTTCTTCTCCATATCTAAGAAAGGTAGATCCAATAAAGGTCACCTTGTCTCCTTCCAGTTCTGGAAATCCAACACTTTTAAAAGCTTCAGTCATTTTATCTAATTTATCCTCTCGCTTAAATCCACCATTGTTGATCATATCTATCACATTTTCTATATCAGCTTCTACATTATGTTTTTTACTACCAGATGAATAATTATTTTCAAGCGCACCACCATCGTCATCATCGTCACCATTGTTCATCTTTTCAAACATTTTTTCAATTGTATTTTCTTCGCCCCCACTTTCACTTATTGACTGAATATTAATACTGTAAAACCCCTCCAATAATTTATTCAATGTAGACATTGATGGTTTAGTTTTCGGATATACTCTGTCAATGTTTATCATATCATCATATCCAAACGCGGTTTTTATAATTTTTGTCACATCATTTTTTGTAATATCGTGTTCTGATGCATCATAATGTTCCATTATACTAGTTGCTAATTTCTTGTAAGACTTTTTTGGAACGGGAAAATCACCGTGACTACTACTTGCTTCAATATCAAAACTACATATTTTATATGGGACAATGGTTTCCTTGTTGTTTAACGGAATGATGTCAGTATTTGATATTTCATATTCGTATTTGCACGATGTTTTCTTAATTGCACTCTTGTGTGCTTTTTTTAACGGAATATTAACCCAACCCGAAGGACTAATCTCTTTAATATGAAAATAACGCAATAACGGGGGAATATTTGCTTCATATATGTAAGTATGTATCCCCTTAAACATATAACCACGATCCATTAAGCGGCGACCGTTTTTACCGTGCTCGTAGTACAAATTTTTTACCTTGTTCATAGCTACAGTATTTGTAAATTTTAACAAAACAAACTTGTGCTCTTTCCCCCCGTCAAATCCATACAGTTTTCGGCGTTTGATAATTTTACATTCGCAAATCGAGTTTTCGTAATATTTTCCTATCTTAGATTTAATGTGGTTCAAAAATTCTACTTTTTTGTCTAACCCCCAACTATCATCCACTTTGATATAAAAGAATGGTTTGTAATCTCTAACAAAGAGGCAAAATGTTTCACCAATTTCATTGATTCCATACATTTGTATAGTAAACCGCTTCATATCTTGCCGTGCTTGATATTCTCCACTTTCACTGCCACTCGAGGTATCCTTTTCAACTACCTCGTCATATATGTTAAAGTCTAATAAGCGAAATGATTTTTCCATTTTCGACATTGATGATATTGTATATACTAAGCGATTCTGTTTAATTATGTTATCAATTTTTTATTATAATACTTGATAACATAATTATCTCACTCTACTATCTTATACCCTATGCATACATTTTGTGATACACTTTCTGCGATGTTTTTTTGTCTTACAGCATTTACGACAACCTGATTTTCCGTCTCGCTTGTCCAGACAAAACTTGGTTCCTCTTCGCACTGATCGTCTCGTTTTACGACCCAGTTTATTAGTTGTCTTGCGCTTTTTCGTTGTATGTTTCATCCGCCTTGATTTGATACCACCACCGTTCATCTTAGATGTTAAGTACCCACCTTCCAATAAAAAACGAATCATATCCTCTTTTGTTTTAGGACCACTGTACTCGCTTATTTTTTTCCCTTTTTCCAAAATAACAATATGTGGAACATAATCAACATCATTGTAAGTATGTGTGTTTTCTAACTCTTTCATTCCAGACGGATCTATTTGAGCTACTAGTAACTTAGTATTGTATTTTTTATCAATATCCTTACACATATCGTCCCACTCACTTTCCATTGCTATACAGGCTGGACACGATGGACTAAAGTATTTGGCAAATACTACATTTTCATCAACTTGTTTATCAAACATCTTTGCATTTTTGTCGCTGACATATACACTTTTCATATACATTATACTTTTATAATAAGTATCACGAAATTTATCATTTTACTTTATCAGGTTTGGCTATTCTTTTTTTAAAAGTATATTATATATGTTAAAAGTTATTTTCACTATTATTGTCTTTCTATTGGGCTTATATTTCACTCTTAATTATACTTCCAGTAATATTACCGAAGGATTTGTAGTTAATAAGAACGCATGTCCTAATATTTTGATTCAAAAAGGAAAGGAAATATATCTATACAATTCAAAAATGGCTAAAATACCAGGTGTAAACCCAGTTAAGTTTAATAATTTAGAAGAATATACCGAATTTATAGATTGGCAACGAAGTCAAGACATTGAGTGCCCAATATTATTCTTGCAACATTCATACGACGCACAGGGAAAAGCCGTTTATAAATTTAGACCTAGTCCAACGGACCTTCAAGGCGGATTGCCTCCTGTATTAACTTATGGATCCGACAATCATGCGTTACCTTTATCTTTACAAGAACCTCCCCAAACAAAACTAGTAGATGCTTCACGCGACGATGACCCGTATAACCAGAAGTCTTATCCTGGGTACGATCCAATGAATATGTATGAAGGCGAATATACCCCTTTAGACAAAATGTTTCACGAGCAAGAAGGATCAGGTGAGAAAAGTACCAATCCTATGGATGTTAATTGGGGTGGTGTTTCATATACACAAGGTGCGATTGACGCTGGGCACTACAAAGGCGACGAAGTAAAAATAATGGTGAAATAATACACCCTTGAAAAATGTACTCCTGCGATCTATACACTATGACTGATATGTAAAAAATGCTTGACATTTTCAATACACGTCTTGTTGATTTTTCTTTCTTGTCCATTGGATGATGTCATTTTAATATTGTCTAAACAATGATTGTCATTTTTTAGCTCGTTTATTAAGCATTGTACATTTTTATATATAGTCATAATGGCGATTGCACTTTTGCTACTCACGCCTGGTATAGTGGATAGCATTATTTCGCCAATATTGTCTCGTGTAATATTATTCTTCTTTTGTTTTTTAATGACTTCACAATAATTAATTTCTTTGTCCACTCGATTTTCGTCATAGAATCCTACCTTTTTCGACTCTTTTCCTAGTTTATCGGCATAATTTATAATCAATTCGCACGTTTCATTTACATTTTTTGTTCGCACTACCGAAAATCCCTTGAAGTAATTCAGTGTAATTAATGCTGAATACAATGTTTTCTTGTCCATACGCCCTTTTTGAACATTGTATCTCTCCAAATCCCCCTCTATGATATACACCACATTGTGATTATGGCAATCACAATTATGTAAGCGATATGATTGTTCTGTGTAGCGCCCGTCTTTTATACTTGCCGCCAAGTCATAGAGAGATTTTCTCTCGAAAATGATCTTCTCTTTTTCATCACCATCATATAATATAATATCTCCTAATGCCAAATTCTCCAATTTCACTTGATGACTATGTCCTTGAAACAGTAAATTCATCGTTGTTAGTAAATCGGTCTCGCGGTTATCAATTGTTATAAACATAATTACTGTTATTACACTACTTATGTTTAATTGCTTATTTTATAATTATAAAAGAGGTCCGCCTGCACCAGAGTAACCCAAAGAATAATTTTGTCTAAATCTAAACAGAAAATTAGGTCGTTGGGCAGGAGCAGATGGTTGAAACGACTGAGATGTAGAATTTGCTCTCATAAATCCAGTGGCACTAGGAACAGCACCACCCTTCTTAGGTCCTCCAAAATAACTGGTTCTCACGCGCTCTCCTGTAGATGTCATTACATAAACAGAAGGCATAATACCATTTGTTCCACTTGCTCCTCCAAATTCGGTTTTTCTTGCGATAGCTGAGCGACCGCGATGGCTTTTGTATCCGTTTCTTTGAGGCATAATATAGTATAAGATTAGATAATATATTATACACCTTTGAATATTCAAGTGTGTATAATAACAATGACGCGTTTATGTATTAAATATTTAATGGAACAATAAAGATTTTTTACCCACACCACCAGATGTTAAAGGATTCTTTGAAAGGAGATTATTCGCCAATAAGAATTGTTTTTGTTGAGCAGGTGATTTTCCATTTAATTGAGGAATTCCCTTACCACCTTTGATTTGTTGATGTCTGTATACCGCAATATCGCTTACTCCGACTCTGGGAGCAAGACCTCCCATTATGCCGAAATTTTTAGTACTATTTGTAATAGATTGGGCATGTCTTGCCTTCTTTCCAGCATTCATTAAAACCATTTATATAATCTCTAAATATTATTTTTTTACTTATAAAGTATTTACTAAACCAGCCTAAACATAAAACGCATATTATATTAATATGAGTGAGTTCAAAATATCGCATGATGATGATATTGTCAAATCTGACGAAGGATTAGTGTTTAATCCGTACAATCCAAACAACACCGAGATTACATTGAATCAAGTTCAATCTATTCTTACTAAATATGGTATTTCTGCAAAAGTATCTAACCTGGCTCTTTACAAACGAGCATTTGTTCATAAGTCATACACAAAACGCCCGAACTTGTACAATATCCAAGAGAATATAACAATAACCGAACAACCGGTTGATTGTTTGCCACTTCACACAAAATCAAACGAGAGATTAGAATATTTAGGTGACGGTGTATTAGAATTGATCACTAAATATTATTTATATCGTCGTTTCCCTAAAGAAAACGAGGGATATATGACCGAGAAAAAAATTGCACTTGTTAAGAATGAAGCGATTGGTAAACTTGCATTAGAAATGGGGTTGCATAATTATTACATTATTTCAAAACATGCAGAAGAGAAAAAAACGCGAACAAACTTAAAAAAACTAGGATGTTTGTTCGAGTCGTTTCTAGGAGCATTGTTTCTAGATTTTAACAAAATAGATGTTTCTGATGATGAGGGGTGGTTTAAAAATGTATTTGTCACTGGTCCTGGATTTCAAATGGCGCAAATATTCGTAGAAAGTGTTTTTGAAAAGCATGTTGATTGGATGAAGCTCATCAGAGATGATGATAATTATAAGAATATTTTACAAGTAAAGATTCAAAAGGAGTTCAAAGATACTCCACACTATATTGAAATTAGTCATAGCGACGAGCACGGATACGAAATGGGCGTATATCTGTGTTTAGGACAAAAAATTCACGAAGTCTCGAAAGAACAAGCGATTCACTATACAAATATTGGGTCATTCAGTAAAATACAAGATATTATGGAGGAGCGCCATAAAATATTTGTATTTCTAGGAAAAGGGACTCATAAAATTAAAAGAAAGGCAGAACAATTGGCCTGTGAACGAACTTTAAAATTACTAGAATAATAAGTAAAGCTGTCTTTTTTTATGTCTTCAAATTATATAGATGTCTATGAATGTTTTAGAAAAATTAAAAATAAAACCATCCCCAAAGAAACAACAGGAAATAATGATTAAACTTCTTGCATCTGTAGAAGAAACGGCTACACGCGATGATCCGGTTATGATTCAAACACAATTAGTAGATAAAACCAAGGATAATCTAGTGAATCGCGACGACTTTATTAAAAAACTTACAGGTGTACAGACTGTTGGTCAAAGATCAATTATGGAAAGGGAAAAGGAAAAGGAAACACAGGCGGATGAACCAATGGTAGAGGAACCAATGGTAGAGGAACCAATGGTAGAGGAACCAGTGACCGTTAAAAAACCTAAAAAAGTAGCTAAAAAAATGAAACTAATTGTTGAAAATAACAATTCGGCTACCCAAATAACGAGTAGTAAAAGAAAAACACCAAAACCGGCTATGGACATTATAACAGATAACATAGATATGGACGAATTAATTGGTGACGCCAAACTGGTTTCAAGATTGCCTACAAAAGATAAACAGGTTCTTTATAGAGCAAATGCATATTATATGGACAATCGCGAAGTCTTTGTTAATTTTATTAACAAACTATTCAAACCATTTAAGGAGGAGTTCAGTTCAATGGAATCGTCTATATCTTGTGATCGACCGAAAGACGCCGAGTTTTCACTTCTAACACATCAAAAAGTGGTTAGAGATTATTTGAATCTCTATACTCCATACAGAGGACTTCTTTTGTATCACGGATTGGGTAGTGGTAAAACGTGCAGTTCTATCGCCATAGCGGAAGGTATGAAGACAGACAAACAAGTGATCATAATGACCCCTGCGTCACTAAGAATGAATTATTTACAAGAATTAAAATCTTGCGGCGATCGAATGTATAAAACAAACCAATTTTGGGAATTTATCTCCACTGGCGAAAAAAAATCGTCCAATGACTTGCTTATTTCCACATTATCTAGTGTATTGAATGTATCCAAAGATTATATTCAAAAACACGGTGGTGCCTGGTTGGTAAATGTTAAAAAATCTTCTAATTTTAATTCACTCACAAGTGAAGAAAAAAAGAGTCTTGATTTACAAATAAATGAAATGATTACGAGCAAATATCGTTTTATTAATTATAATGGGCTTCGTAATAGCCACTTAAAAGAATTAACACGCGATTACACGATCAATCCATTTGACAACAAAGTAATTGTGGTAGACGAAGCACATAATTTAATTAGTCGCATTGTAAATAAAATTAAGCGACCCGAAGCATTAGCGACCAGATTATATGAATATCTAATGACCGCGGAAAACTGCAAAATTGTGTTGCTCTCTGGAACACCTATTATTAACTACCCGAATGAAATCGCAGTTATGTTTAATATACTACGCGGATACATTAAAACGTGGTCATTCCCACTGAATGTTAAAACATCTAAGAAAATAAACAAGGACGAAATAATAAATACATTCAAGGGTCTTGAGATGTTAGATTATTTAGATTATAAACCGTCTTCTAAAATACTTACGGTCACAAAAAACCCATTCGGATTTATTAACATTAATAAAGACGGAACCTACAAAGGAGTTTCTAATTTCAAGGTCAATAACAAAGGACAATTGACGGACAATGACTTTGTAAAATTAGTTACTGCCATTTTAAAAAATAAGGAAATAGACATTGAAAAAAATATACAGGTTGAAACATTTAAAGCATTACCTGACAACATTGATTCGTTTCAATCGTTTTTTATTGATTCCACTACAAAGCAGTTGAAAAACGATGGCTTGTTCAAACGGCGTATACTAGGACTAACCTCTTATTTCAGAAGTGCACAAGAACAATTAATGCCTCGATTTGACAAAGAAAATGGAACTGATTTCAAAGTTGTGACAATACCTATGAGTGACTATCAATTCGGAGTATATGAACAGGCGAGAATAGCTGAGCGAAAATTAGAACGTGCAAATAAAAAACAAAAGAAAAATCAAGGAAAGGATGATTTATACAAAGACGCTGTTTCAACCTACCGCATTTTTTCACGCGCTTTTTGTAATTTTGTGTTTCCTACAGAAAATCCCCGACCTTTTCCTAACTCCGAAGAAGGATTGAATGGTGTCACCGAAGGAATGGACGAAGATGTAGTGGATGCTGTGAGTGCTAGAGAGAAAATAAACAATGCAGACGGTTTGTTTGGAATAGATGATGTTGATTTATTGGAAGCTACCATAAAAGAAAGTCAAGACGACACATATGACGACCGCATTAAGCAAAGTCTTCAATTTTTAAAAGACAACGAAGAAACATTTTTATCTCCTAAAGGGTTGGAAACATTGAGTCCCAAATTTCTTCATGTATTGGATAATATAAGAGATCCTGATTTCAAAGGACTTCATCTTATTTATACCCAGTTTAGAACAATTGAAGGTGTTGGTATTTTGAAATTAATATTAGAGGCAAATGGGTTTGCACAATTTAAAATTAAAAAAAACGAAGGCGGTCAATGGATTATGAATATATCAGCAGAAGACAAGGGGAAACCTACATTTGCATTATATACTGGAACAGAAGAGGTGGAAGAGAAAGAAATAATCCGGAATATTTTTAATAGCGACTGGGAAAAAGTACCCGACTCGATTACTAGTGAATTGTTACCAATGTCATCGAATAATCTGTACGGTGAAATTATAAAAGTGTTAATGATTACTGCATCGGGTGCTGAGGGAATCTCTTTGAAAAATACAAGGTATGTTCACATTATAGAACCATATTGGCATCCAGTTAGAATTGAACAAGTAATTGGTAGGGCTCGTCGAATTTGTAGTCACCAAAGTTTGCCACCTGAATTACGAACAGTCAATGTATTTTTATACCTAATGACCTTTGCACCCAGTCAATTGGAAGGCGAAAATGCGCGTGAACTTAAATTAAATGACGGTAGTAAATTAAATGATAATATACCGTTTACGAGTGATGAAGCATTGTATGAAATATCTACGATAAAAGAACAAATCTCAAAACAACTATTAACAGCCGTAAAAGAATCTTCCATGGATTGTACTGTATATAATAAACCCGGTACGAAAGACTCTGTGAAATGCTTTACATTTGGAAAATCTAGCCCCAGTTCATTTGCATTTAAACCATCTATCTCCAACGAAGAAGCTGATACAGATACAAATAAAAACAAGGAGCGACTTACATGGAAAGCTGAAGAAGTCAAAATTCCCATTAACGGCGTCAAGACGAAATTTGCTTTATATAAAGAGCGAATGGAGGTATATGACTTTGATAGCTATAATGATGCGGTTAACTATGGAACAGAACCACTCCTAATAGGTAAATTAATTAAAAAACCCGACGGGAAACTCAGGTTCGTTCAAGTATAATCTAGAGAAAATAATTCATATCATTATGATAAAATATGAATTATTTCGTGTCCCTCCCTTGCATCTTCAGAATACTGCCCAGTAATTTCTTCCAGTATATAGGATTTGGAGAATCTCGGCGGATAGTCAGGTTAATTTCTCTCTTGCGTCGTTTTTTAGGGATATAATTATTCGTACCTTGATGCGTGAAGCTACTATTCACATTATTATATACAAATTTATCGTGATTGTAGGGTACTTCTTCATCGTCTATTGCAATAGATTCTATGCTTCCAAAACTCCAGGTTCTAGAATCCTTGCTATTGGATCTAGAATCCTTGCTATTGGATCTAGAATCCCTACTGCCAGATCTATCGCGCATATCAAAAGTATTTGGTTTACTATTCATTTTTACTTACTATACTACTGTAATATTATATTTTATTGAGTATAATATTTAAACGATTTTTTATTCTAATATTTTCAGAAATCAATTCCTCTTGTGTATTAATCAAACTC